TTTTGTCGGGATTACTGGACTGTATTTTCAGGAAATCGTCTGCGTAACTCATTGATATTCAACAGGTCGTTTGTGATAAAAAGTGACTTGCATCGCCGACTTTTTGCCGGTTTTTTGTAGTCGTAATTGATTACATGTAAGCGTTTTAAGTTACGTTCTCCGTTCATTTTCTTGTCGATTTCTTGCCAAGGAGTTCCAGTAACTTGTCAATCTGGAGCTGTAGTTTGTCAATCTGGCGGTCCTTCGCCTGAAGGAGGTCGATGAGCCTGTGACTGACTGCGTCTGCAGGCTCATCGTTGACCTCAGGCTGCACACCCTTGTCTCCATAGAGCTCGCCTACGGGCTTCCCCATCGCCCGTGCCAACTGTTCTATCACGCTCGAACGTACGTCGTCGCTGTCGAGAATCCTCGTCCAGTCCTGTCTGCGGTTGATGCAAGTCATCCTGTCCGCCAGTTCTGAACGACTGAAGCCGCTCACGCTGATAATCTCCCTTAATCTCTCTCCCGTCATAAAAATACGCAATTATTAAATAATGTTATATTTGTAACTCGTTTTGATTACGTGTAACTTATTTTGCTTACATTTGCAGCACGTAAGAGTTATTTACGTTGCGAAATTAGGCAAAAAAAACGGATTTTCAAAGAGAAACTTAAAAAATAAACGAAAATGGTATTTAGTGAGTACATCAACGGACTTCCCTCCCACAGCAACCCCAAGAGGGATGTTATCCGCAAGATTGCAGAGGCTTGCCTTGTCAATGAGACCTCGGTCTACCGGTGGGCATCCGGTGAGTGCCGCCCGGATGCGCTGAAGCGTCAGAAAATCAGCGAAGTGCTGCGTGTTCCTGAGAGTGAGTTGTTCCCTGAATTTTGTGACGCATGAAGGATATAGAGTTCTATAAGACACCCGACGGTTCCGTGATGATGAAGCCTGCAGGGGAGCCCGTCAGACTCCTTGACATGGGGTGCCGTTCTGAAGTCACGGACCTTCTCGGGATGATCCGCGACCGCTATCCCAAGACGTTCGATGCCCTGAGCGAGATATACACCAGGAACGAGCGCAACCGCATGCTGTACGAGTTCAATATCTGCAGCCGCTTCATCCGCTGCAACTGCGGCGAGTACGACACGCAGACGATGGACATCGACTCAGACGGATTCTTCCGCTTCGAGCAGGTGGGCTGCCCGTTGCGTGGTAACGAGTGCCGCTGGGAGGGAATCATCTGCAATCCGAGGATCGACACGAAGCTGACGGCAAGGGAACTGGAGATCGTGGAACTGATAGCACAGGGGCTGCAAGCGCAGGAGATTGCCGACCGCCTGTGTATTGCCGTCACCACCGTCAACCGCCACCGCGAGAATATCAAGGCCCGTCTGGGTGTGCGTACCGTGGCGCAGATGGTCTCGTACTGGCACGAGCATATCAAGAACACATAAATAATTAATACGCAATCATTTTATAAGTAGTGAAATCTTCCGCCGCAGCCTCCGTGAGGATCCTGCGGTTTTATAAACGACAAACCTAAAAAACAATATATAATATATGTATAATGTAGAGCAATTCGAGAAAGCCATCCATAATCTCAGGAAGGGTGTCGTCCTCCAGGAGGTGAATCTTCGAAGGAAGGACGTGGTGAAGTTCCGTGGCCACATCGACGGCGTTCCCGTCCTATGGAACTTCTTAGGGCTTGCTTTCCTTGACGGGAAGCGTGAGCCTTCGTTGGATCTGAAGTTTGACGAAACCACCGAGTGACATGTACGTCGATAAGGACAACCGGCAACTGTACTCCATCCAGGATCTCTCCCTGGAGGAACTGCATGCGCTGCGCCGTGCCATCGGTCATGCCGACCTGCCAGACCGTGGTACCCTGCTGCGCCTGCAGCGTCATCTGGAGAACCTGCCGCCGGAAACAAAAGAATGAGACAGTATGAGTAAAGAGTTCGAGTATTTCCTCGCCCATCAGGAAGAACTGTACATCCAGTACCCTGACCAGTACCTGGTCATCACCGGCGACTTCGTGGCAGCCGTCAAGCCGACGCTCGACCTTGCCGTGCTTTATGTGCTCAGCAACGGGCTGAAGAAGGGGAAGTACCTTATCCAGCAGTGCGGTCCCGACTGCGGCTGCTACAGTATCCATACCTCACACCGCATCGCTTATGGCCAACAGGGCGAGGTTTAGCATCAGGTACAAGAGCCGTGCGAGGCATCTGCTGTCGTATGTGTATGCGAACAGCGCGGACGGTGGCAGCGAGATGAAGGTGGCGGCCATGTGGGACACCGGCTGCACGATGTCCATCGTCTCAAACAGGCTGGTCCGCATCCTTGGGCTTCAGAAGAAGGGGACTTCCGTGTTCCGAGGTCTCGGAGGATCATGCCAGTGCAATACGTACGACCTGACCATGCGTATCGAGCAGAAACTTCCGCCGATAACCATTGAGGTAGGCGCAATAGACTTGGACGACGAGATAGACATCTTCATCGGAATGGACGTCATCAGTATGGGTACAATGGTGGTTGTCGGTCACGAGAACAGTTTGGATTTTAATTTTATCCTGGACAAATGAAAGAAAAGAGAATTTTCCGGCTTATGGCGAAAAATCTGCGGAAATGTTTGGACGTTCCAAAAAGATTACCTATCTTTGCAGCGTCAAACCAATTTAGCGGCATGAGGACCGCTGGAATCATATCCAGCCTTTTTTGTGCCCCCACATTAAGAAATAATAGGATTACCACGCCGAGTCCGGATGACGGAAACGTCCCGGGGGTTTCAGCTAAATTGGACCTGACAGCTCGTAGCGTGGTTTTATTATGTCAAAACCAATTTAGTTATGGAATCAAAGAATTATGTGATTCGCGAGAACGATGTGCAGCGTGCTTACTTCTGCCAGCTGCAGGTGTCCAACAAGTTCAGGAAGACGATGTCGCCCCAGGAGTCGGAGCTGGTCGACTGGATTGCCTCCACCTTCTGCCACCGCATGTCGGAGACGTACGACCGCTTCGAGGAGTGCGTCAGAGCCATCGAGTGCCGTATGGAGACCGTCAACCAGCAGCACGACCAGACGGGTCCCTTCCTGGTGATGACGTGGTCGCCCGTCAGGAAGCGGGAGAACGGCTTTATCCGCATCGAGCGCACCAGCGGACGGCACCAGTCCATACTGCTGCCCGTCATCGACTATCGTGGATGTGTGGTACTGGAGTAAGAAAGGAGGCAGCGCTATGAAGAAGATGTTCCGTAATTTGAAATTTGAGTAATAGCGATAAAACCAATAAGAAATGGAATACGGAGAACTTACACTATCGCCAGTTTTCACTGGGCGTAATCCTCTTAACGGGCGGTTCTTGAAAGGTCATACTCCCGATAACAAGGGAAAGAAGTGGAGCGAATACATGAGTAAGCGAAGCCAAAAACGTAGTGCCAAAGGCTGGCGCAACGTTATCATACATCGCCCTAAGGTACGCTCCGACGTCGCAGGGAGGTGCCGTAAGCGTGTCATTGCCGTCCTAGACGACGGAAAGTGGCTGGTGTTCCCCTATATAGGTGCCGCAGCGGCTTGGGTTGAGGGCGGAAGGGAGAATGTCCGCAGATGCTGTAAACTCAACACCTCGGGTGCCGGAAACACCGACCACAAGTATTACGGTGTCCGTTTCTATTATGAGAGCAGTAATGTTTGGTTGTCTAAAATATATGATTATGAAGATTAAGACCTCGTTGCCACCAGAGAGACAGGAACTGTTCTGCCGCTTCACGGAAAACGTGACACAAGGTTGTATCGGGATGACCGACAGGGGACTGGGTGCAGTCTTTGAGTTCCTGCGGGATGCTGAGAGCGTTGACCGCAAGGGCTGGAAGGCTTATCGCAAGAATCATTCCGCCCGTCTGTCCACAAGCAGCCACGCTTCGTCGGCTTTATACGACTTTCTGGCGTTCTGTGGCATACAGGCAGGATCTCGGCGTAAAAAGGCAAGAAAGCAATTGATGGAGAAACGCTCTGACCTGAGCGAGAAGGCGCAGCAGATGCTCAACGACTTTTCCGAGTGGCTTGTCAAGGAGAATGCGTATTCAGAGACAACAGTGAGAGGATATATCTTCGCCGTGAAGAATTTTCTCCAGTACACAACCGTAGTCACTACGGAGTCGGTCAAGTCATATAGTGACACCTTGGAGAGCATCGGCTATAAGCCCAGTAGCATCAATCACCATCTTAACGCTGTCGGAGCCCTGGCGTGTATGCTGGGCAAGCATATTGAGGTGAAACGCATCAAGGTGCCCAAGACACTCTCGCTGGAGAACGTGCCCACCGAGCGGGAGATGAAGCAGTTGCTGGACTATTGCCATGACCACTGCGAACGTCTCTACATCTTCATCCGCATTCTGATGACCACGGGAGCCCGCCGACACGAGTTCCTGAAAATGACCTATGAGATGGTGGCCGATGGGCGCGTTGACCTGAAGGGTAAGGGCGGCAAAGTGCGCCGGTTCTTCTTCAGCAAGAATGTACGGAGAGAGGTGGCCGCCTTTGCCTCACGCAACGGCCTGAGCGGTATCATCTGTTCCAACAGGTACGGCAGTCCAATGAGTGACAGGGGGCTTCAGGCACTTCTGAGGCATCACGGGCGTAAGGCAGGTCTGCGCCCAGAGGTGCTCCACTGTCACGCCTTCCGCCACTACTTCGCCAAGATGTATGTCAAGCGCTGCAAGACGAAGGATGTGACAGAACTTGCAGAACTTCTGGGGCACTCGAAACTCGACACAACCGCCATCTACCTGCAGCGGAGTCAGAAAGAGCAGGAACGTCTATTCAACAAAAACGTGGACTGGTAATGAGAGAAACAATAAAAAAACTTGCACAGTACGCAGAGACCCGTCATATCGACATTTCGGACGCCTTCGGGCGGATGCTTGATTTCTTCATCGGTACCTTCGATGTCGGGCGGCTTATCGATCAGCGGTTTAACATGCCTGCCATCTTCGAGGAACGCCGTATCGACGACCCCGAACTGGCAGAACTTCAAGAGCGTTGGATTCGTATCACCTGCAAGGAGATCGATAAAAACGGAGCCTACGATTTCTTCGGCACGATGTACGAGGAAATGGTACAGGGGAAATTCAAGGCTGCTGCAATGGGGCAGTTCTTCACGCCTATGTCGCTCTGTATGGCCATGGCCGATGCGGCAGGTGCCGGAAATGGGGTTATCGAGGACAGCGCCTGCGGTAGCGGTCGCACACTGCTGGCTCACTGGGCGAAGACTGACCGCACGAAGCATGTCTACTACAAGGGTGCTGACCTTGACCCTGTGAGCGTAAAAATGTGCACTCTGAACATGACAATCAACGGGATGACAGGCATCGTCACTCACGCCAATAGTCTGACGGGCGAGGTATTCGGGTGTTACGTGGTAAATGAAGTAAAATATCCTCTGCCTTGCCCCGCCTGCAGTATCAGATGTGTTTTTAGGAACAAATAGAAAAAATGTAGATATTATGGACAGGATTTATATTAGTGGCAAAATCGGCGAGGAGGTCATCAGCGAGGCTACCCGCCAGAAGTTCGCCAGGGCGGAGAAGATGCTGATGGAAAGGCTCAGCGAGTTCTCAGAAGTGATTAACCCAACCTCTGAGGCGTACCAGGAGACGCTGGACCACGACTTCCAGTGGCGGCAGATCCCCAGTAACTACGACGACATCCTGCTCTATGACCTGCAGTGGATACGCACCTGCGACGCCGTCTATATGTTGGATGACTACCATTCCTCAGACGGTGCTACGGCAGAACTGAGTTATGCCTGCGCTACAGGTAAGAGGATATGTTTCCAAGACGAGGGTGATGCAAGGTCCTATCTTGGTATTCATTTCATAAGAAAGGTGTGCATGACAGAGCCGTACTGCAGCGACAAGCGTCCATGGAACAAGGTAAGGGATGAATACGTCGAGAAAAAAATAGACAACACATGGCTGCCAATAGAGTGAGTGAGACACGTAGGCGGGGTGCTTCCATCAGGCATTGGACGGATGAGGAGCACAGGTACGTCGAGGAGTCGTTCGGCAAGGTCTCCTTCGAGGAGATGGCCAGGCACCTCGGACGCACCGCCCGTGCCGTCCGTCTGTATGTCCTGCGGCGTAAGATGACCGCAGGCGGCAGGACGGTGAAGCGCAACATGCTCGTAGAGTTGCTGCGCCTGAAGTTCCGCAACCTCGAGGACTTCACGCCGTCGAGGGCTTTCTACGAAACGGTGGGCATCAGTCAGAAACGCTACTGGGACCTGTATTTCGGAAGGAAGCAGATTACCGGTGAGGAGTATATCAGGATTGCCGACTACCTGGGTGTGACGCTTCGCGAGGCTTTCGAGAGCCGTCAGATGGAGTTGTTCCCTGAGGGCGAAATGGGGGGGGTAAATGATGATAATGGAATGGAAAGGGATGATGAGGTATGAACAGTTTTGAAGATATCGTAGACAAAGTCAAGAAAGCTGCCAACATCGTTGACGTGGTCGGCGAGTTCGTGACACTCCGGAAAGCCGGAGTCAACTACAAAGGCATCTGTCCGTTCCATGACGACCACAGCCCGTCGATGGTTGTCAGTCCCGTCCGCCAGACCTTCAAGTGCTTCGTGTGCGGCGAGGGCGGTGACGTGATATCGTTCCTCCAGAAGCACGAGAACCTGTCGTTCATGGAGGCACTGGAATGGCTGTGCAGGAAGTACAGCATCGAGATGCCTAAGAAGGAGATGACCGACGAGGAGCAGGAGGAGCACAGGAAACGCGAGTCGAGACGCATCGCCATCGACGCTGCTGCGAGATACTATCAGGACCATCTGAAGGAGGCTGCCACGTTCCTTGCCGCCCGGGGCTATGACGACATCGGGGAGAAGGTGCTCTCGGAGTACGGTGTGGGCTATGCCCCTGCAGGCAACGCCGCCCTGGAGTCGCTGACGAAAGCCGGCTACGACAAGGACATCCTGAAGGAGGTAGGTGTCATTGCCGAGTCTGACAGGGGACCTTACGATGTCTTCAGGGACCGCGTGATGTTCCCCTTCTACGACCTCAGGGGCAACGTGATAGGATTCAGCGGCCGTCTGGTGACTCCCAGGGAGAACGTCGGCAAGTACGTGAACACGGGGGAGACACCCCTCTTTACCAAGGGCTCCACCCTTTTCGGGCTCTACCAGGCAAGGAAAGCCATTGCCAAGGCAGGCTTCGCCTATCTGGTGGAAGGACAGTTCGACGTGATGACGCTGCACCGATACGGCGTGGAGAATGTCATCGGCGGCAGCGGCACTGCATTTACCGACGGCCAGGTGAAGCTCATCATGCGCTTCACGGAAAAGGTCGTCATGATCTACGACGCGGACGCTGCCGGACAGAAGGCTGCGCTGAAGAATACCGAGATACTCCTCAAGGCAGGGTGTACCGTCCGTGTCGCCCGTCTGCCGAAGGGTCAGGATCCTGACGAGTTCGGCCGTGAGAACGGTGACAGGACGGGAAAGCTGCTCGAGGACTATACGGAGTCTTTCCCCAAGGCGTTCAAGAAACTGCTCATCCCACACGGATGCAAGGACGAGAACCTGATCAGCGAGAAGCGCAACGTCATCATGGGTCTCGTCGCCTGCGTCCAGGATGCGGGTCTCCGCCACGAGTATGTCAAGGCGATGACCCGTGATTGGAGTGTCAGGATGCCGGTACTGGAGGAGAAGCTGCGCGAACTGCGCGCTGCCGTCAGGACGCAGCAGTCCGGGGAAGGAACCGCCATGCAGCCGGGCATCTACGGTCTCGACGTGCTGCAGGAGAAACTGGAGGACGACCAGCCCGTTGTCCTCACGTCACGCCTGCAGGACTTCCTTGACCAGTTCGACGAGGCACCCGTGCTGCTCGTTGCCGGAGTGCCGTCGGATGCCGATATACTCAACCTCCGCAAGACCTACGGTTTCTTCGTCGCCGACGAGAAGGGCTGCAGGATAGAGGATGACGGGACGGAAGGAGACTACCTGAAGGCACTCTCCATGATCTTCCGCTCCGGAGTCCGCATCGACGTGTCCTGCGGCGACCATGTGGAGTCGTTCCTCGACTTCTACGTCAACACGCACGGGGAGTTCCTCGGCAAGTACAGCGGCGACAAGGTGCCTCTGGTGACCCGCTGCGTGGAGATGACCGCCTTTGTCGAGGAGACGGTGGTCACCATCAACCGCACCAGGTACTGCAAGAGCCTCGGTCTCACCAAGGGTGAGTTCGACGACATCCGCAAGCCCTTCATCCAGCAGCGCAAGTCGCAGATGAAGGTCGGTGCCATGAGCGACGGTCTTACCGACGAGGAGGACTTCTCCGATCCGTACAACCCTCCATCCTATGTCCAGGAGAGCCAGGACTACGCCCAGATGTGGAAGGAGTATCAGTTCTACCCCCGCCTGAACAAGAAGGGAACTCCCGTGTGCTACATGTTCCGCAACCCGCAGGGTGGCGGCATGGTGCAGGTGGGCGACTTCTATAT